TGGACAATCAAAAGTAGAACAAACTTAACATTACACAGGAGGGCATATGACGCATAAAGATATATTTGATGATGCATTTCCACAAAATAAACAGATCGGAGGGAGTCACTATAAAAATTTTTATATACAACCTTATGAGTTTATTTCAAAAAATGATCTTTCGTTCTTTCAAGGAAACGTAGTGAAATACGTTTGCAGGTATTTGAACAAAAACGGTATACAAGACTTAGAAAAGATTATACATTACTGCGAGTTGGAAATTAAAAAATTGAAAGATAAAAAATGATAGCACCAGAGTTGTCTGAGGTAAAGATAAAAGATGGTGAAATTGTTGCTGTCGACTTAGAGACACACGATCCAGACCTCAAGACCCATGGATCAGGGGCCATAGTGGGTAAAGGTAAAGTGTGTGGTATTGCATTAGCCTATGGAGATGAGAGATTTTATTTTCCCATAGCACATAAAGGCTCTACATCTAATCTTGCTCCTAGTCTTGTATGGAGAAGTTTAAATAGAAAAATTTTTCAAAATGAAAAAGTTACAAAAGTGTTTCACAATGCAATGTATGATGTGTGTTGGATAAGAGCTACGACAGGGATGATGCTAAAAGGACCAATCTATGACACTATGATTGCAGCATCTATTATAGATGAAAACAGATTACGTTATAGTTTAGATTCTCTAGCAAGAGATTACCTTGGAGAGTCTAAATATAAAAGTGATTTAAGTGATAGAGCATTAGAAGAACATGGAGTCTCTGATCCTATGTCTAACATGCATCTATTACCTTATGATTTAGTTAGAGATTATGCAGAGCAGGATGTAAATCTTACACTACAGCTGTGGAGAAAGTTTGAAAAAATAATTAAAACTCCAGTTAATACAAAATCAAAAAGAAAAAAAACTTTAGAAAATATTTTTGATTTAGAAACTAGATTATTTCCTTGTCTTGTAGAGATGAGATTTAAAGGTGTAAGAGTTGATGAGGAGAAAGCAAAATTACTTGGACAAGAATTAAAAGAAGAACAAGCAAAGATAGTAAAAATTATAAAAGAAGAAACAAAAGTAAGTGTAGATATCTGGGCTGCTGATTCAATACAGCCATTATTAGAACAACAAAAAATAACAGATTATAAAACAACGCCAAAAACAGGGCGACCTAGTATAACAAAATCATATTTAGAATCACACCCTAATAAATATTTAAAAATGATTGCAAAAGCCAGACAACTTGATAAACTATTCAACACTTTTGTGCATGGTATTTTAAAATTTGTACACAAAGGTAGAATACACGCAGAAATAAATCAAATCAGATCTGAAAAAGGTGGAACGGTAACCGGAAGGTTCTCCATGTCTAATCCTAACTTACAACAAATTCCATCTAGGAGCGATCAAGGTAATAAAATTAGAAGTTTGTTTTTACCAGAAGAAGATCACAAATGGGCATCATTTGACTACTCACAACAAGAGCCAAGACTAGTTGTGCACTACGCTTTAAAAAATGGATTACATGGTGCTGAAGATATGGCAGATGAATATAATGAAAATATAGACACAGACTTTCATGAAATTGTTGCAAGAATGGCAAAGATAACAAGAAAACAAGCTAAAACTATTAATTTAGGCCTATTTTATGGCATGGGAAAAAACAAATTAGCTAGATCTTTAGAGCTAGAAGACGACGAAGCAAAAGAATTGTTTAATCAATATCATACTAAAGTGCCTTTTGTTAAAAAATTATCAAACGGATTACAAGAGTTTGCAGAAAAGAATAAAAATATTTTTACATTAGAAGATAGGTTCTGTAGATTTGACAGGTGGGAGCCAGTAAATAAAGAGTGGAATGGAGAGAAGGGTGTTTTTGAGGTTAGTGAGTATAAAGAGGTAGAAGGTAAAAAACAAATAGTAAAAGTACCTGTCCCAATATTAAAAAGACATGAGGCAGAAAATAGATATCTTGCAAACAAAGTAAAAAACCAAGAAGCAAATGATCCACACTGTAAAAATTTTGAGGACTATTATAGGCCAGCTTTTACATACAAAGCTTTAAACCGATTAATACAAGGGTCTGCAGCAGATATGACAAAGAAAGCCATGGTATTATTATTTGAACAAGGTATTGTTCCTCATATACAAATCCATGATGAGTTATGTTTTTCTATAAAAACTGAAAAACAAGCTAACAAGATAAAAAAAATTATGGAGGATGCTATAAAATTAAAAGTGCCTAATAAAGTGGACTATGAATCAGGACCTAATTGGGGTACAATAACATGAGGATAAACTATGGCTTACTTAAATGCAAATATACCTGTGGAGTACGCACAAATCAGGAGAGAATATTTATATGATCTTAAAAAACATCATGGAGAAGTTGAAGACTGCATCATATTCGGCGTTACGTCTATCACTGGGCGTGCTTTATTATTTCATGCTATTATGGAAAACGGTGCAATATTTTATCGCCTACCAATTAGCGCGTTTATTCAAAGAGGATTTAAAGTCACCGAGGTGCCCCAGCGACGACTTGATGAACTTCAGCTCTGGAATGCTTTTAGTTATTATCCTTCTGTTCATTGTTGGGACATTCTAGAATCACAAGCAGGTAAATATATTGGTAAAGATAAAAAGTGGCATCATGGAAAATATTTATTTACTGTTGACTTTGCTCATCCAGAGCCTAATATACTCGACACTGATCATTCTGAGATCCCGCACGAGCATAAGTGCGCTCACGTACTTGCATTAAATGACGGCAACTACGCAGCACAACCTAACAATAGATTAATTTGGGACATACCATCGTTTACGGTGAAAGACCAAGTGCCTGATTGGAAGGTTCAAACTAACTACTGGAACGTGGAAGATACAGGACTTTGGAAAACCGAAGACACTGATAATTTCTTTTACGAGATGGAGGAGAAAAAACATGATTAAAAAAGTAAAAGACAAAGCTTTACACTACTGGGCAAACCACAAAATTGAGTCTCTTGTGTTTATAGTTTTAGTAGCAGCTTTAATTATTAAATAATGAATTTAGTAGATTTATTAAAAAAAAATATAGTAATGGTGCCTGTGGTGGCCTCACTTGTAGTGGGGACATTCACAGGTGTCAGATATGTTGTTAATTTAACAGATAGTATAAATCAATCAGAACAAGAAATAGTAAATCTACAAAGAGATCTAACAGTAGCTGAAGAAAAAATAGCAGAAATAAATACAAGACTATCTTCTGCAGAAGCTACATGGCAGATGGCAGAAAATTTATATAGACAATTAGCAGATCAAGTCAGAGAACACGACTATGATATTAAGGATCTGAATAGGTAATGTATTATGGAGATAGCCAGGATGGATTACAGATTTACAGCGATACTTATAATACTGTTATGCTCTCTAGCTTTTTTTGTGGAACCTGCATGGCCTAGAAATGAGTATCTCAATGACGGTACTAATACTTGTAGTACTGGCTCTTTTGACATATCAGTCGAACAAAGGGATTATGAAAGTAGGTATAGACACTACGATCCTACTAACAATTATAGTAGCCCTAGTGATGATCAATCGATAAGATTTACTTGGAGAAAATATTTAGGCTCAGCCTGCACAGATGATTTTAAAAAAGTGCAGCAGGAAAATATGGAGCTCAAGCAACAATTAGAGCTCATGAAAATGTGTGGAAAAGTCAATAATAACCCCACTATTGCACGTAATCCTAACTTCACATTGCTAGTGCAAAAATGTTCTGGTATAATCATACCAGAAAATAAGAAGCCAGAAGGCAGTCATTGGGATGATTTAAAAAATCAATACAAAAAAGATAATCCTGATGTAAAACTTATGGGTGATAAAATTATAGAATGAGTAAAAAACCATTAAACATCGGAGAAGAGGTCGCCGTGCAGATGCCTATGAAGACGGTTGCCAGTCTGATAATTATTGTGGCGTTGGGCACGATGGGTTATTTTCAAATTATAGAACGTCTTAACGTTGCAGACACTCGTATACAGATCATGGAGAAAGACCTGGAAGAAAATACAGAGTTTAGAATCAAATGGCCACGTGGACAACTAGGTTCATTGCCCGCCGATTCTGAGCAGTACATGATGATCGAGGATCTTTATAAGACCACGGACAAATTAAATAAGCATATAGAAAACATGGCTTTAAATAAAGTAAACATTGAATTTTTAAGAAAACAGATGGACAAAGTATTAGAGGATATTGAATCTTTAAAAGATGATGCTAGAGATATGCATTACAAAAACGGTAACGGTCAATGATAGAGTCTGTAGTAGGATTATTAATGTTTATAAACGGAGAGATTAAGGAACACCGTATTCAAGAAAACATGGCTTCGTGCCTTCGCGCCCGACGTGTAGCGGAAAGAGAGTACAATCCTAACGTATCATATAAATGCTGGAAAGGTGAAGCAGAAACAGAAATATATTTAGGTGAAAAATCAATCAAAAAAATCCATCTCAAATAAATTTGCAAAAGAATTAAAAGATAGACGATATCACCAACGTGTGGTAAAGTCTAAGAAAGCGTATGAACGGAAAATATATAAAATTACACGCAGAGATTGTGAACGGGAAATGTCCGACTTGTCATGAGTTAACGATACTAGTTGGATTAACACCAGAATTTTTTAGATGTATAACTTGTGGAGCAGATTTACAACAACATGTAAATGGTAAAATAAGTTATTTACCTGCATTTACGCAAACTTCACAGATGAGAAGTCTAGAAGAAATATTTGGCCATGGCGAAAAAGTTTAAAGCATTTATTGAAAGACCAAAACCTCGTAAACGCCCAAGACGCCACACAAAAAGAGTTAATAAACATACCAAAAGACAGACAAAAAAGTATAATAGACAAGGTCGAAAACAATAGTTGACAAATATCCCTAGATATCCTACATAATACGTATGAAAGGAAAAATATGAGATATAGATATAAAGTAAGAGAGTTAACATCAGAGTCAAAAGATATTGTAGATGTTGGAGAGGCAAAAGAAATAGACGCCATGTCTTTAAAAAAATTAAGACGTGGACTTGATCCTAAAAAGAAATATCATGTAGAATACAGAAACAAAAAAAATAATTTTGTATCTGCAACAATATCTGGAATAGAAGGTAAATAATGAAAGATAAAATAATAACAATGATACCAAAAGGTATTACACAAAAACAATATTCTAATTTTTTATTAGAATTAAATTTAATTAAAAAAGCCTGGAAACCATACGGTGTAAACTTAGAAATAAAAGCACCAGGTTTAAAAAATATAATTAAGTGGGGTACTACAGTAAACAATGAATCAAAAAGAAATAGACGAGCTAGCAATCAAGTGGAACAAGACGAAAGACCCGAAGTATAAAAAACTTTGGTACAAGGCAGTAGGAGAAGCAGCAAATGGAATTGATCATACTCAACGATGGCGTTTATCAATTACTTCCTATAACAAAACAGATGATGGAACATATGTCTTTATCGGTAAACGAACTAGACTTATTTGAGTTGTGTGAAATATTAAGATTAAAGTTAACAACTTACTTAGACTATCCTGTAAATGCACACGTAATGAATGATGGCAGTGGTGATTTTTATGGGTGTATACAAAATTAAGATAAACCTACCCTAGAGAGGGATTAAAATTAAGGGTAGGTAATGGTGAGAAGATATTCACGCATTACCACAATTTGACCATAGTGTCAAATTTTGTGGGCTGACCCTTTTGGTAAAGGTTTTCTGGATAACAACCAAACTTTATGTAAATATTGTGTTTATTAACATCTTCACGGCCTATTTCTTCTATTTTTTCTAAAGACATTTGATAGCCCTCGACCATACAATCATAGCCATCATCAAATTTTTCAGCAACTCTGTACGGTTCTAAGCAGGTTCCACCTACCTGAGAACAAATTAATATTGCTAAAATAAATTTCATTGACAATCCTATATTATATATTATATAAACATTTTATTATGAAAGGAAACACGCATGACAGACATGACAAAGTATAAAAATGTTTCTCTATCCAAGCCAACATACGCGCTTTTAGAGAAATTATCAAAGGTAATATTGCCCGATGGAAAACTATCTATTTCAAAAACAATAGAAGTAATTACGAACGAGAAAGCGAGAAGATTAAATGGCAAAGTTAAAAATAAAACAGGTTAAAAGATTTATCTGTGACACTTGTCACGGTAATGGGTATATTAGAGTTGCAACAGGAAACACGTCACTTGACTTTAGAGATAATAGTCAAGTGC